CGCGTATTACTTTTACGATTGTTTTTAGCTTTTTGGTCCTATGAAAGGATGTTATTAACCGCAAAGATTCTGTAATACTGGTTTGTGCGATCTGAAGCAAGACCGTCTGATGGAGTAGCACCAACGAATGGGTTGGATACCATGCCATAACGAGTCTTGAACCCGATCCGTGGCTGGAAGTCTTCCTCACCAACTGCTTTAACCATCGTCAATGGAACGTATGGGCAGTAGAACACACCAGCGTCATATGGGTTAGTACCCTTATAACCAACGTTGATGTAGTCACGTGATGAGTAAGGATCGATGTAGACCTTAATGCGGCCGTTCAGAGTACCAGCGAAGGTGTTGCCGGTATCGTCTACGTTCAGGCTGCTTGACAGAGCTGGAGTGTAGTCCAACATGCCAGCTGCGTTAAGAGCAGCAGCAACGTCTGAAGAGCAGAGGATGAAGTTACCTTTACCGCGACGTGTTTCTTTCGCGATTACGTTAGCTTCACGTTCGATCTGCATGATCATGCCTTTGTACTTTTCAACTGACCAGCGGCCATCAGCGTCTGTTGCCAGATCGAAGATACCAAGTGTCTGGTTAGAAGTCTGGCGAGCACCAATCTTAGCTTGACGGTTGATCGTACGAACAACTTCGCGGTTGATTTCAGCCAGGATTTCAGTTGAAAGGATGTTTGCTAGTTCTGTTTCAGCGTCCAGACCGTGGATAGCTTTCAGATCCTGAGCAAGTTCGAGGGTGTAGTTAGCGCGAAGAGCACGTGTCTTAGCAGTAACAGTTGCCTTCTCGATGGTGAAGCCCATTGGAGCAAGTTCTTCTTGACCAGAACCACCCAATACTTCGCCTTCAGCAGCGGTGTATGCGTCACCAGCATATGGTACGTGAGTTGATTCGGAGTCAATGATTGTTGAGTCATTGTCACCGTCCAATGTACCAGCAAGACCGGAAGAACCGCGTGTGCCGTTACCAGTTGTGCTTGAGTCACCGGAGTAACCGACTGGAGCTTCGTTGAAGAGAGCTTCGTCGCCGTTTGATACACCAGCTTTGGTCTTCTGGAAGGTTGACTTCATTGCGAAGATCAGACCAGTTGGACCAGACATTGGCTGAACACCAGCGATGTCGTATGCTACGAGGTTAGGCATAGCACGACGTACGAGTGCGATCAGAACAGGGTTCCAACGCTCAGCGTCGCCAGTTACAGTTGTTTCGTGAAGCATGGACTCTTCACGAAGAGCCTTTTCTTGGTTCTCAAGGATTGCTGCAGTAACAGCTTTCCGATGAGCGTCTTTAATGGAACCGGCAGATTCTTCATTCAGTACCGGTGCCCACTTTTCTACGAGATTGTCGTATGATTGCATTTTAGGACTCCCTTAGGATTTATTTTGCTTTTTAATGGCACTGAGGTATTTACCCATTACATCAGAAGATTCAACCTCAAAGGTTTCGTCTTCTTCGGTAACGACTTCAGTTGTTGCCGGTTTGTTAAAGTAAGATTCTTTTACAGTAGCGACTTTCTTAGCAAAATCGTCTGAGAAGTCGATATCTGCTACAAGATTCTTAAGTTTTTCGATTTGAGTTTCAGCGAGATCTTTTGATGCTTCACGAATTACTTCGTTACGCTTAAAGTTCTCTAGTTCCTCGGTCATTTCGATGATCTTGCCAGTTGATTCGTTAAGCTTGGTTTCAAGCTCATCAACTTCTTCAGCAAGTTCGTCAACTAGGTCAACTTTGGACTCTGGTACGTCGATATAAGATTCAACGAACAGATCTTTCAAGCTGTTCATGAACTTTTCGGCGATCTCGGTGCGAAGGCCAGCTTGTACAGCTACCTTGTTATCTTCCATCCACTGTTCTACAACGTAGTTAAGATAGGAATCTACCTTTTCTACAAGATCAGCTTTGGTTGTTGAGATTTCTTCAGAAAGTTCTTCGTTGTACTTTTCTTCCAAACGATCGATTTCAGCCGATAGCTTAGATTTAATAGCAGCTTCAAAGATTGTTTCTGCTTTTGCTTTGAATTCGTCGGAAAGAGTTGCTTCCTCAGCTACAAGAGCATTTAGGTCTTCTTCGAAATTAGCTTCGTAAGTTACATCAGCTTTTGGAGCTTCAGAAATTACTTCACCATCTTCGTCAACTTCAACACCTTCCATTTTGTACATAGCTTGCAAAGATTTCTTATCCATCTTTTGCAATTTAGCCATCATACCTGCCATAAGAGCTGCTTTAGTCTTAGGCATTGGATCTTGTGTAGTGTTGTCACCTTTACGCTTTGGAGCTGAACCACTAGCATCACTAGCAGCATCTGCACTCTTTACCGAAGCTTCTTCGTCAGAACCGTTCATTTCCATGATTTCATTCTCGTCATCATGGAGTTCAACGTCATGATCGATGTTTTGATCTTCAGTCATAATTGACTCCCTTTTTTATCTAGTTTTGAGTAACGAGAGGAAATTTTTAAACTCACGGACCTGAGTCTCATAGAGATCAGCACGTGGAGCCTTCTTAATTTCAGTCTCCATTTTTTCAATTGTTTGTGCTTCAATAATGCCGTTATTCCAAACCCATTCTACGCCTTCCATGATTCCATTAACAAAGGCAGACGGTGCAGATGGATCTTGTACGATATCAATCGCATTTAGAAGAAAGTCGTTCTTAACGACCATAGCGCCATTTTGTTGCATCAAACTTCCCATACCACGAGTCGAAACGCCCAGCTGAACACCACCTTCGAGTAGACCTTGTACAATCTGTCCCATCGGAGTATCCAATACTGTGGCTTTGCCCATAACATCGTTTCCTTCAAATTGAAGTTTTTC